CTATACCCTATGTCTTCATAGTGCAACCCCTGTCCCCAAATTATTTTATCAGTACCTGTTTATGCCCTGTATGCTGGGGATATGTCTATTTACTCTGACCCGGCATACCGCCGCGCCCGCCGTATTCTTCTAGATAAGACTGCGCGCTGTAATCTCCCCTGCGCTATTTGCGGTGACCCTATTGATACAACACTGAAAAATCCACACCCTATGTCTTTTAGCGCGGACCACACCACTGAGCTAGCCGCCGGCGGTGATCTGCTAGGCGACCTACAGCCGACACATCTGGGCTGCAATTCTTCCCGGGGCGCTATCTTTAGGGCGAAGCGGCGCCGACATAGACTGGATTCTAACCGCTACACCGGAGAGCGCCTACCATGGCTGCGTTAGACCTACTGCTGCTGCTGCGGCTACACCACTGTTACACCGCCACTGCTGCTGCTGCTGCCACTACTGCTGCCACTACTGCTGCTCGAATGTATGTGCTATAATTGCGGTGAATCAAGAAATACCCGACATCACGCCGGGTATTTTTTTATGCCGTCATAACTGTACGAATTAATTTATATATTTATTTAATATCGACTCGGCATATCGACTATGAATATCACGGAGCAGCGCGGAATATCGCGGAAATAGGGGGGATACCAGCCCCTCCCCATACTCCCAGCTCACCCGATCCGTATAGGCGCTCTAAATCAGCCTGGGTTTTCAAGTCGATGTATCTTCGATGATCGTTTACACAAAGGAGGTGTGACCATTGGGATTACGTGGCCCTGCGCCCAAGAGACCAGAGGACCTGGCGGGACACATCTCCCGTGCTCGACGTGATGGTGATGGTCTTACATCCGTGAAAGTCGGACAGACTATTGTCCACAAAAGCAAGCCACCAGGTGCATCAAAAGACTGGAATGATACCGCCAAATTGATATTCAAATCAGTTCGGCAGTCTGCACAATCAACGCTGTACGAGTCTTCCGACTGGGCTATCCTGCATAGTTTGATGTTTGACCTAACTAAGTATCAGGGGATTAGTGTACGTAATGCTCAGTACCTATCGGCTATGCAGACCGTACTCAACGACCTACTCATCACCGAAGGTAGCCGGCGACGCCGACGCGTGCTGTTAGACAAGAGACCTAAACCTGTAACACCACCTGCCGGTAGTGGTGACTGGCACAAAGATGCTAAGAGGATATGGGCGGCTGCGAAGAAGGGTAAACAGGCCGAGTACTACGAACCGTCAGACTGGGCATATCTGCATTTCGTAATGACTGAACTTACTCAACACCGCGAGTCCAATAGCTCCGGTCTGATGTTCGCCACGCTGCATAGCATGTTAGCCGACGTACTGATGACTGAGGGTACCCGGCGACAGCTCGACCTCGACCTTGGTGGTGCTGAGACTAAGAGTTCTGGCCCTACCGAGGGAGATAAGGAGGTGGAGAAGTGGCTGGTGGAGTTGACAAAGGTGTAGATTTACGCTCTGTTGACCAGCAGACACTGAACCCGCACGACCGTCTGGATACTCTACCGGCTGGTCTACCTGAGTACACGCTGGGTTACGGTGTGATTAGGTGGATGACGGATAACCTCACCATTACCGACGGAGATAACGCCGGTGAACCATTCCGCGTGACTAGGCGACAGGCTCTATTTCTCATCTGGTGGTACGCCGTTGATGAGACTGGTAGATGGATTTACGGTAAAGCTGTACGACGGCTGGCAAAAGGTTCTGGTAAGTCACCGTTCGCTGCAGCGCAAGCACTGGCTGAGATGATGGGTCCAGTTCGAGTGGATTACTTCGACGACGACGTACCTGGTGGCGTGGTAGGTAAACGAGTACCTAATGCGGACGTGAATCTGGTGGCTACTTCGTTCGAGCAGACTGCAAATACTATGGACGCGGTACGACAGATGGCGGCTCAAGGGTCGACTATCTACAAGAAACACAAGCTCACCGTGGGTAAGACGCAGATTGAGTCGATGCGCGAGCAGATACAGCTCAAGGTTAAAGCATCATCTGTTGGCACCCTGGAAGGTGGACGTACTACTTTCACCGTAGCTGACGAGACCGAGCACTGGACCGAGGGTAAAAACGGCGCGGACCTTATGGATGTGTTGAGTCGTAACCTAGCCAAGACGGGTAACCGGTTGTTGGAGACTTCTAACGCGTGGGAACCCGGCGACGGGTCAGCAGCCGAACAGTCGTTCGAGATTTGGTGTGCGCAAGAAGAAGGTCTTACTGAGTCTGAGATGCCTATTCTCTACGACGCGGTTATTGCACCACCGAACACTTCGCTCTCTGATGACCCAGGACCAGGTGAGATATCGTTAACCGAAGGTCTGGAGTACGTGTACAAAGACTGTCCATGGGTGTTGAAGAATCTATCGGCAATTAAAGAGGACATCTGGCGTACACCGAATCAAGCAACAGCACGACGTTTCTATCTCAACCAACCTACAGCTGCTAAGGGCGCGTGGGTTACACCGCAGATGTGGCAATCTCTGGCTAATCCTGAACGCGAGCTTGTCGAAGGTGAGGATATCGTCATGTTTTTCGACGGCTCTAAGTCTGGTGACCACTCAGCGCTAGTGGGTTGTTGCATGGAGGACGGTCATGTGTTCAACATCGCCGTGTGGGTACCCGAAGATGACGGAGACGGTAACATGTATATCGACAAAGCGGCGGTGGATAACACGGTACGGCGCATCAAGGAGCGCTTTAACGTGGTGGCTTTTTGGGCTGACCGCAGAGAGTGGGACACTTTCGTTAACGTTGAGTGGCCGCTGTTGTTTCAAGACAACAAAATCATCCCGCCAAAGCGCTACGCGACTGAGCTACAGACCGTCAATTTCGATATGGCTGGTTCAAACAGCGACAACCTGCGACGTTTCGGCCAAGCGGCTGAACAGACCCGCGATGATATCCTCAACCGAGCGTTTACACACGACGGTAGCAGCGTGCTTTCTCAACACGTGGTTAATGCGCACGCGCACACGCTGCGTAACGGCTACGTGAGTATCCGAAAACAGACACCGAAGTCATCCCGCAAGATTGACGCTGCCGTGTGCATGATTGGTGCGCGGATGATGTACCACTACGTTCGTCAATCTAAGGATTACCTGCGTAAACAAAAACAGTCCGACGCCGCCTCACAATGGAGTTTCTTCTAACATGTCTTTCAAAGAGTTACTACAACGCACTGCACCGTGTGCAAGTTACCGTAAGTACGAGACCTACTACGAGGGTAAGAGTAGGTTGAACGCACTGGGTGTGACCCTACCGCCGCAGATGCGCGTGCTGGAGCAGATGGCCCCTTTCCCGAAGCTCGCTGTAGACGTACTAACCGAGGTCCTAATCCCCGAGGGGTTCATCCTGGGTGACGATACTGAAATCCCTGATACGTTGCAGCACTGGTGGGCCGTAAACGATATGTCCACACAATTCCAACTAGCCGCTACCGAGGCACTTGTTCAAGGTGCGGCATACTGGATAGTGGGTCCTGGAAAGAAGGGTATTCCGCGTATTTCCTTTGTGACCCGCAACGGCACCGCTACTAGGCTCGACCACTTTGGCGATGTAGCTGAAGCGGTCACTGTCTACACTATTGATGGTGACTCATATGTTACGCACTACGATGTTGGCCTTACCACCTACTACAAGAAGAGCCGCCACCGTGACGTATGGGAAGTTGTTGATTCCTACGAGACCGGATTAGAGAAGCCCGCTATTGTGCCCATGTTCAACCGTGAGCGTGTAGGCGATGTACGTGGTCGAAGTATTCTTCAGGAGATAATCACACCGACGGACGCAGCGAGCCGTACACTGACAAACCTGCAGGTAGCACAAGAGATGCTATCCATGCCACAACGGTATATTCTAGGCGACGGTGTACACGAGGCTGCTCGTAAAATCGCCGATGAGAGCGGTGTGAGTATGCAGCAGGCCAAGTTCGAGGCTTATATCGGTAATCTCATGTACGGACCAAGCGGTGCAACCGTGGGACAGCTACCCGGGGCCGATTTGTCAAGCCTACATAACACCTACCGTTTGTACGCGCAGGAGGTGTCCGCTATTACGGGTATTCCGCCGGCGATGTTGGGCATTACTACCGACAACCCGGCATCTGCAGAGGCTATGCGTGTGGCAAAGGACCGTTTGATTCAGCGTGCTGAGGAAAAGGCCCGTATGTTCGGCGACAGTCTCGAACAGGTGTTCAGGTTAGCGTTACGTTTTGAAGGTCACGACATCGAAAACATGGACTCATTAGAGATGCGGTGGCGAGACCCGGCAACTGCCAGCGAGTCTGCGCGTGCTGCGTATCTGCTACAGGCCCATGCACAAGGCATCATCTCAGCTGAGACAGCACGAGATGGGCTACGATTGACCCCACAACAGCAGGCACGCGAGCGTGAACTGTCTGACAATACCTACCGATACACACAACAGATAGGAGCATAAAAATGGCTGATTTACGACCCGGAGACGGCAACGCCGAGCAGCTACGCCAGTACTGGCTATACGGTAAGGGCGCAATCAAGATTCGGTGGAATACACCCGGTGACTTCCGCCGGTGTGTACGACAGCTGAATAAGTACATGCCGGGGCGTGCTGAGGGGTACTGCTCGAACCTACATAAACGCGCTACCGGTATTCGCCCAGGTCACCATCTAGGTAAGAACCCAATGGGGCCGGGATAATGGAAGCACTCACTACGTACCGCAACGCTGTAGACCGGATTATTACCGGGTTACGTTATATTCTGCAGGCGATATTCGCTAGTGCCGATTACACCGACAGGGAACGGCTTATCGAACTACTGACAGCGCAACTCACCGAGATTGTGCGTCAGCAGCGTGCTCTTGTCTACGCAGAAGCTGTTGTTATGCTGAAGGCCTTAGCTAAACTGCAGGGCGTTGATGACCCCTACGTACCAAGTATGTCTGGTTACAGTGACCAAGCAGTTAGGACACTCTTGCGCAAACACCTACGAGGTACACCGCAGGAGGTCACGCAGGTAATGACAGCGGCACTTGCGCAACATGTCGAGGCTGCTGGACGGCAGGCAATCATCCGTGCAGTAGAAGACGGAGTGTTTGCTGATAACCCAGAAGATGAAGAACATCTCGAATACACCAGGTTGTCACCCGACGAGTTCGCCGAGCACACTGGAGGCGGGTTACGTCTGGTCTACAACGCTGACGATGACGAGAGACGAACACCTGCAGGCCGGCAACCGAAGTCATGGGCGCGTGTGCTTACTGGAGCTGAGAACTGCGGTTTTTGCGTCATGCTAGCTAGTCGCGGACCTGTCTACTCAAGTGCTGCAGAAGCTGGCCGTGGTCAGGCATCAGACCGTGACTACGCAGCGGGTATCAACACCTACCACACCAATTGCGATTGTCTGGTTGTGCCTATCTATGACTACGCGAACTGGCCGGGGCGCGACCAGTGGCTTGCGGCTGAGCGTGTATACAAGCACGTTATTAGCCAGAAGTGGTCAGAGAGTTACAACGCCAAGCATCTACGCAAGAAGTGGAAAGAGAAAGGTAAGGACCGCACGGGTATACGCGCTGGCTATGGTCCGTCAGGTAAGTCCAAGAATGGAAAGACCAATAACGTAATCAATGCTCTTGAACGTTATCTTCGGTCGCACGATATTACCGACTTGTACGGTATAAAAAATATCCGCGTAGCCTAGACTTTGCTCGAACACTTGTGCTAGACTATCACTGATGGTGTTGTGTCCGACCTATAGCCTAGACTTTGCTCGAACACAACACCGGTGTTGTGGCCGACCTATCGGAAGCGTTGGCAGGTACACACCAAAAACAGCAGTCCTTAACGGGGCTGCTTTTCGTTTTTCGACCCTTATTAGGAGGCCCCCACATGCCTGAACCCAAGTCTCCAGCAGACAACGAGACTGGCGACAACACCCCCGATACCCCAGATGCTGAAGCTCTACAGGCGCAAATCGCCGAACTTACAGAAGCTAATAACGCACTAACCAAGTCCAACGAGGAACTGGTCACCGAGCGCGACGAATACCAGGCGTCACTTCAGATGTCCCAGGATGATGTCACCGCAAAGGAGCAAGCGTTCACCGAGCTGTCGAATACGCGTGCTAAGGAAAATATGCTCATCGACGCCGGTCTTCCACGCACACTCGCAGCGAACATCACCGGTGAGACAAAAGAAGACTGGGAAAAGTCTGTCACCGCGTTCGCTGAACTCAAGTCATCCGGCGAGAAGCCTAAGCGCGACCCTGCGCAGTCAGCAGACAACTCCCCGACCAACGACCCATCAGCAGCTGCGCGAGAGTTCTTCGCAGCGTTTTTCGACTAACACTTTTTACAACCTAAGGAGTTCCCACTAATGGCTCTCACACTCGAATCTCTAAAGACCGCCGGCTCGCTACCACCAGAGATGGCTCAGGAGGTTTTCAAGCGCGTAACTGAGACTTCTACCATCGCCCAGGTAGCCGGTCGTACTGATATGCACATCAACGGCGGAAAGTACCTCATCGACTCAGGCGTTGTCGAAGCTGATATTGTCGAAGAGGGTAAGCCGAAGCCAACCTCAGAGCTGGGTCTTGGCTTTGTAGACGCTATCCCGCTCAAGGCCGCTGTTATCGTGCCGTGGACCCGAGAAGCGCGACTGTCTAACCCCGGCGGTATCTTCGACCGTCTACAGGAGAAGCTGGTAGAAGCAATTAACCAGCAGATTGACGCTGCTACTATCTACGGTAAGTCTGTTAAGTCTAAGACTTCCATCCCTAACGTGGATTACCTCAACCAGTCCACTAACCGTGTGACTCTTGGTACCAACACCAAGACCAAGGGTGGTCTGCGCGCAGACGTGCTACAGGGTTACGATGCCGTGGCTGATGCTGGCTACGACTTCACCGGTTTTGTTGCTGACCCCCGCGCTCGCTCCATCTTCGCGTCTGCGACCGATACTTCTGGCCGTCCGCTGTTCGACTCTGGCAATACGCTGGGTAACACCACGACCAATATCCTTGGTCTGCCGGCTGCTTTCGGACGTGCCGTATCTGGCCGTTACGGAAACGCCAACCCAGATACGGGCGTGCGCATGATTGGTGGTGACTTCGCTAACAACCTGAAGTTCGGTTTTATCGACAACATCTCCGTGCGTATGACCGACCAGGCAACCATCGGTGGCGTATCTATGTTCGAGACTAACCAGGAGGCCGCGCTTGTCGAGGCTATCTTCTCCTACGTTATCCGTGACGTGGATGCTTTCGCTGTCTACGAGGACGGAGAAGTCGTCGCCCCTGAAGAGCCTGAAGAGCCTGAAGCGTAAATAAGGAGGTGCAGATATGGCTATCGCCAACCTGCATAATCTCTCCGTTAGTCTGATGCGTGATTTAACTGAAGACGAAGCTACTTACGCTGAGGCTTTGTTAGACCGCGCTGAGCGACTACTTATGACCCGGATACCTAACCTGCGACAACGTGCGCATGGTGAACAGACCGGTATCTTCCACGAGACAGTGGCGGATATCGAAGCTGAGATGGTAGCCCGGGTCTTTCGCTCACCGGGTATTTACCTGAGCGAGTCCGAGGGCGAGTACTCCTACCGTACTAATCTAAAAGTAGCCTCAGGGCTGCTGGATGTGCTGCCAGAAGAGTGGCAACGGCTAGGTCAGACCCCTTGGGGTAGCACTTCACCGACTACGGACGGTTACGCTCGCAACCGCTTTGGTGTACCGCCGCCTTACCGCTTTCAGTACGCGTGGGATGGCAACTACGAAGGTATGGCGGATGCCTATTACCCGTACGGGAATTAGGGGGCTACTTTGTCACTTTTCACGACTAACCCCCACCGGGTACAGGTACGACCAGCAACGTTAGTTGAAGGCGACCTTGCCAGCCGGGTGGTGTTAGGTGACCCTATCACCGTAGACCGCGTGTCTATCCAACCACTTGGTTCTACTGAGTCTGAGACCAACAGTACCGACGAGTACAAAGTAATCGGACGAGGCGTATGGCCTGGAGGTACACATGCACGCGTGGTAGTTACTACCGGACCTCATACCGGAGAATACGACCAACAGGGCGAAGCCGTTGTGCACGGTATGTCACCGCGTACTGAGCACTACGTTGTTCGACTACGACGGCGCGGTCAGGAGGTATAACACATGGCGACGGCGCGGTCAGGAGGTATAACACATGGCACATCTGCGTAAAGACGCGGCGTACCTTGTCGCTAGACAGGTTAGTCTGTCACCGGTTATGGACGCTGCCGCCGAAGCCGTAGAAACGGAGCTTAGAGGTCGTGCGACGATACACCGACTGACGGGTGCTTTTGCACGGAGTATCCACACCACACCCGTTAACTACGTATCGAAAAACGGCATCGTCATTAGAGACCGTTACGTGTCCTCAGATGACCCGGGTGTTCTTTCTATCGAGTACGGGTACCTCAAGGAGACCAAGAAAGGTCCGAAGAAGATACCCGGTAAATACGTTTTCACCAACTACCTCAACGAGGTGAAGTAGCGTGTTCGATACCCACCGCTTCGCTACCGGGCTTATCCGAGACTCAACCCCGGATAACGCGACCTTCTACGGTCTGCAGCTACGTGGTAACGCACCACTGAACCTACCTTGTGTAGTTATCAGTGTTACTGGTGCTACCGACGTACCTAACGGACGCTTGTACGACGCTGGCAATTTCACCATCAACGTGCAGGTGTACGGGGATGACGTAACCGGTACCTACGACGTGGCTCTTAGTGTCTACGACTCAGTACGTGAGAAGTGGCGTACCGGTTACACAAATAGCTACGGCTACATTTCACACATCCGTTCGAACTCAACCGGACCTGTTCAAACCTCTTCGACCCTTGACGCCGATGACTCGGCGCGTTTTGACCTGATATTCAACCTCGTGGCACGTGCCACAACCCATAAGGAGTAATTACCATGGCTACACTTAGTGACGTAAACCTTCAGATTGCCGGCTTCGGCTACGTGTTCGAGGCTCCAGTAGATACTGAACCGTTCGACCTAGCCGCCTTCGAGTTCGGTACCCCGACTACCTACGGCGACTGGAATTGGATTGGTGACACCTCGTCCGACAACATGATTGAGTTTTCTAGCGAGGGTGGCGAGGCTGAGTCTAAGCGTACGTGGGCACGTATCGATGTCCGTACCCTGACATCCCCAGAGTCTATCTCTGCAACTATTAACTCAGTCAACCTACACAACGAGACTTTCAAGCTGGCGTTCCCTAACGCTGTCACCAAAGGTAACCGTACCGACATCGGCTCCACTGGCGGCTCTTCGTCTCGTGCGCTGCTGATTGTCTCTCAGGACCCGGACACCAGCGCACACACCGCGTTGTGGTTCCCCAACACCAACATCAAGGGTGGCTTCCCTAGCCTGTCGTTGGAAGAGTTCACCGAGATTCCGTTGACTGTCAACGTGCTGGCTTCTCTGACACACGCCGTATCCGGTGGTGGCTTTGTCAAGTGGAGCTTCGTTGAGCCGGGCACGACCTCTGGCGGCGAGTAAGCCTAACCTAAACTTCACCCCTGCTGGTTTTTACTGAGTCTCCTACAGCAGGGGTGATACCTAATCTTTCCAGGAGACTCGCAGTATTTCTAGAGCAATAGGAGGCTCATACACATGTCTAAGAACACCAAGAACACCACCCTGCCTACCGGTAAGCAGCTCACCGACCACAAGAAGAGCGATGAAGAAATCCAGCTAGAGTTCAACGAGATGGACGGCGCGGACCTGCTCACCCCGTTCAGCAAGGTTAAGGGTAGTGACCAGGCCCGACTGCTAGGTCGTGTACAGGCACTCGGTATCGACGGTGAAGAAGGCGAAGAGGTAAATCTCGACCTTGAGGTTGTAGCTGACTTTATCGACTACGTCACTGAGACTTTCGCCGTGGACAAGGAGAAGTTCGAAGCGTTCACCGCAGGCTACGGCGGTTTTGAGCGTGCACTTAACCTGACCGTGTCCTACGCGTCTGAACTGGGAAAAGACGCCAACTAAGAGCGTTTCTAGACGCCAACCCTACTGCGCGCGTGGACCTGTACGCCTTGTACGGGTTAGATGCACGCAGTATGTTGCGCGCTGATGAGTGCGACTGCGACCTAATCAGTGGTCTACTTGTTCGACTGCAGCACGAACCTACAAGCCAATTCCGCGCTGAATCTCTCGGTGGCCCTGAGTGGTTTGGTTACACGCGCGAACTTGCAGCGTTGAGTGATATTGCCGATTTCACCTGGTGGTCCGGTCAAGCCGGTGCCATGAACAAGGTGAAGTTTAAACCGCAATACCCACGTCCTGAGGTTAAGAAAGAAAAACCGGTCCTGTCTCTACGTGACCTGTCCTTCACTAGTGGGGTTACTAAGGTACGGCAATAACTAGGAGGTACAATATGGCTAATATCGGCCACATCGGTGCTGTTGCTATCCGTGTTACACCTGACGCTAGCAGGTTCGGTGTAGACTTGCAGACAACTCTCAAGCGTCTTGAGAAGTCTGCTCGCATCAAGGTCTCGCCTATTGTCGACAAACGCTCCAAGGCGCGGACACAAACCGAGATATCTTCTATTGGCGGTGGCGAAGCAGTCGCTACCGTTAAAACGGATAAGCGCACTGTTTCCCAGGTAAAGTCGCAGCTAGACTCACTTTCTAAGTTTTCTCCAGGGCGTGTTGCACTAGACAAGGCCGCTCTGGACAAAGCTCGGTCGCAGATATCAACCGCTCTTAGTACCTACATTCACCCTACGGTTAACACGATTGCCGCTCGCACTGAGCTGGATAGGCTGACGCAACCCATCCGTGTACCCGTAACAGCAAAACTCAATAAGACTGGCGGTGCTTTCAAGAACCTACCGCGTTCACTCAGTCGCTCTGCAAAGCGTGCATTAGACCTTACCGAAGACATGGCTTATGCTTCGGCATCTAGTATCTCAGACAAGATGGGCGACAAGCTCGGTAAGTCCCTAGATGGCTTACGCGCTGCGCAGAAGAAGGCATCTTCGGCTATGAACCTCGGCGGCGCACTCAAGCGCGAGGGTGAGCGCGAGCTGTCCCGCAGGATCAGCAAAGCCCGTACTACGTTCAATAGCTTCAGCCAGAGTGTGCAGTCTCACTCACCCCGTATTCACCGCTCTTTGGTGACTGTAAATAAGCCGTTAAAGACGGTCAACCAGTCTGTATTAGGTCTGTTCAAGAACACAAAGACTGGCGTGGCCTCTGTCATTCCAGCTATGCGCCGATTAGGTACCGAAACCGGTGGTATCACTAATCTCTTTAGTAGGACACGTAACTCTGGTAAGGCGTTTAAACCTCTCACTGGTGTGTTTAATCGTTTGTCTGGCGCTGCTCGAAACACCAACCAGTCTTTACGTAGGACTGGTCGCCTGACATCTTCGCTGAAGAAGCCTTTTTCTGCTGTAGGCTCTACAGCTAACAAAGCAGCCGGTAGTGTAACTAAGTTCGGTAAGACCTCCGTGTCCGCTATGTCTTCGTTGACCAACCGTACGGCCAACATGGCAAAGCGGTTTACTCGCTCCACGGTGTCTATGACACGTGGTATGGGTAACGTTTCTCGCTCCAGTGTTCGTCTGGCGGGGAACATGCGTAATCTTTCCGTAAATGGACTCTCTGCCGCACGTGGTGCCGCCGATTCTGCCACTAATTCATTCCGCTCTCTCAGTGGTGCTGTCTCACGTACAGGTAGTGGTGTGTTGCGTGCCGGTTTGTCCGTCGGCAACATGATTCCAGTCCTTGACTCTCTGGCTGGACCAGCTCTAACCGGTGTGTCTTCTGCAGGTAAGGCCGCGACCGCGAGCATCGCTTCTATGGTGCCTGCTTTGTCGACCTTGGCCTCTGTAGGTCTATCCGGTATTGCTACCGGTGCTCAGGGTCTTACGACCACTGTTTTTGGTCTGGTATCTGCACTACAGGGTCTTACCCCAGCACTCGGTGTGCTACCTGCGATTCTGTCTGGCGGCGCAGCTGGCTTCGTTGCTATGGCGGCGACGATTAAGACCGCTAAAGACGGTCTTGCTGATTACGCCGATACGTTCAAAGACATGTACGACAACATCGGGCGTGCTGCATGGGCGACCGGTGGCGAACAGGTCATCATCACTGTTGAGCGCCTCATCCCCGTGCTCAGTAACGGTATGCAGAATGTAGGCGCAGCGTTCGGTACCATGATGGGTAAAGTAGCAGCTCAGCTGTCATCCCCACGTGCCCTGGCTGCTATTGCTGACGTGTTGGATAACACCGCTGCGGCGATGGAGCCTCTCGGCGATGCACTTGGTTGGGTAGTTGACGGCTTCTTGCAGCTGGCGCGAGCTGGTGCACCGTTGCTTGTGAACATGGCCCAGTATCTGCGTAGGCTGGCGTCGAACTTCTCTGCGTGGGCTAACGAAGTTTACGCCACCGGTCGTATGTTCGAGTGGGTAGACACGGCTATCCATACTATCCACCAGCTCATCCGTATTGTGCGGTCTGTTATCGGCGTATTCACTGGCCTTGGCCGCGCTATGGGCGTGTCCGTCGGCGGTGACATGCTGCAGCGTCTTGTTGACGGTGTGGAAAACATCAACCGCGCGGTGAACTCCCCGTTGTTCCAGTACGCGATGATTAACATGTTTCAGGGTGCTCGCTCAGCTATCCATGGTCTGCAGCCTGGTCTAGACCAGATGGCTGTAACCCTGGCGCTGATGACACCACTGTTTGCTCGTCTGATGACAATCGGTACGCAGGCTATGGGTGCTCTGCTGTCTGGTTTCTCTGGTCTTCTCAACTCTGGTGACCTGCAGCAGGGTGTCGAACAGATGTTCCTCAGCGTGCTCTCGTTGTCGCAGGATTTGCGTAACTTCATCCCAACGCTGGCACCGCTTTTGGCTAACATCGCTCGTCTCATGGGCGTGGTCCTCTCGTCCGTCGGTGATTTGTTGCCGTCGCTGCAACCACTTCTCGGTGTACTGTCTCAGCTGGCGGTTAACGCAGGCCCAGCTGTTGTGACCGTGGTACGTAACCTCGGTGTGGCTTTGGCTGACCCTGGACTCGTCGGTGGTATTGACGCGCTGGTGAACAGTGTTGTCTCTGCAGTAGCGAGCCTGTCGGCGTTGCTTCCAGTGTTGTCTCCTGTTGTCGGCGTGCTACTTCGTCTAGCCGGTGGCTCTTTCTCTAGCTTCGCGGATGGGTTAACCCCTGTTGTCCAGACATTCGCACCGGTGATTTCTCAGCTGGCTAACCAACTGCTGCCTGTTGTGCAGCAAGTCATCGCTCAGCTCTCGCAAGCCTTAACGGACCCTCGACTTGTTGGTGGTATCGCTAGTCTTGGCGGTGCTCTGATTGATGTTGTCAGTATCGCTGGTGACCTGTTGCCGGCTCTGGCACCTGTTATTGGTGTATTGGCTCAGCTGGCGGGTGTTGTGGCTACAGCACTTGCTGGTACTCTCATGCCGATTCTGCAGGCGTTCGCTCCGATTGTGGCCGAGTTAGCGCAGTCGCTTATCCCTGTTGTGCAGACTGTAGCTGACGCTCTGCAGCAGGCACTGACTGACCCTGCGCTGGTCGCTGGTATCCAAGCGTTCATCGACGGGCTTGTGTCTATTATCCCTGTCATCGCTAGTTTGTTGCCGGTGATTGCACCTGTTATCGGTGAACTGCTCAACGCTGTCATAATAATCGTTGCCGCTTTGGCAGAGAATCTGGCACCTGTTATCGAGATGTTGGCACCGCTGCTGATATCCGCACTGGTCGCAATTGCACCTGTTATCGCTGAGATCATCGGCGTGGTAGCACAAGGTCTGATGTATCTGCCTCAGGTGTTCGAGTTTCTCTCTACGGTGTTCGATTATGTCTCTGAGCCACTTCAGCAGGCGTGGGAAGCAATCAAACCTCTGTTCGATAGTATCCGTGACTACGTAACCAGTCTGTTCGGTGACGTGGACATGGGTGAAGCATTCTCCAGTATGACTGAGAAACTGCAGCCGCTTATTGGGCTGCTTGAGTCTTTCTCTTCGGCGTGCCAAGAAATCATCGAAGCAGTCGGTCCGGTGTTGAACGATATCTTTGGTGAACTAGGTGAGGAAACACTACCGACTCTGCTTGAGGGTTGGACGGGACTGTTTGACATTATTAGTGAAGATATTGGTCCACTCTTCGAGGAACTTGCGCCAGCGATTCGACCAATCCTGGACACGTTCAGCGAGCTGTATGATCTGTTTATGGATAACATTATCCCTATCTGGGGTGTTGTCTCTGAGGTCCTACAAATCGCTGCAGAATTGATAGGTGCTGTCGCTGCCCCGGTGATGGATGTTGTCTCGGCTATCGCTGAGGGAGTCAACGTGATGATTCAGGCGCTCCTTCCAACAATCCAAGTAGTGTTGGAGTGGTTACGCCAGTTCATCGAGCCAATTAAGGATATCGTCCGTCACATCTCGACAATCCTAATCCCCGTCATTGGTTTCCTCGCTAGTGTGTTCAAGTCGCTGCAGCCGCTGCTTGTGCAGGTCATCAACTTCATCGGTAGCCGTATCCAAAACGTGCTGCAGTTCTTAGCGGCTGCGTTCGGATTCATCGCATCTCTAATTAAGGGTGACTGGAGTGAAGCGTGGGAATACTTCAAAACAGCGTTGAGTGAAGCGTTCCAAGTCATCCTGGGCGCTATTATCGCTCTACCTGAGCTATTGCTCCGTGCTTTTGCTGGTCTGTTTAGTTTCCTTTGGAATCTCGGCTACGACCTGGGTAATGATTTCATCAAGGGCAT